GCAAGCAATCTTTTAGGTGGCCTGTTTGGAGGGGGAGGGTCCTCAGGCGGAGGAGGAGGTAGTTTTGATGTTAGTGGAATTCTTCCTGAGTCTCTTCCTTTTGTAGATCAATATTTAGAAGATCAATTTAATTTAGCTGGTACAGATGGTCTTAGTGATTACTTTGCAACTAAACCAGTACGTAGAAAAGAAGGCCGTGAGTTAGCAAGTGTTATCGGACAATCAATGTTCCGTGGGGCGACACCAACAAGAAAACAAACTAAAGATGCTTATAAATTTGCAAAACTAACTGGAAATACTGGTAGCTCAAACCAAGCACAACAAGCGATCTCTTCTTACTTTGCTCAGACTCCTGAAGGTATGAGAAACAGAGTGCCATCATCAGCAGAATTACTGGCTGGAATGAAGTATGGCGAACTGGTTGGAACTGATAGTGGAGTATTTTTATTCGGTGGTACAGATAGAACAAATAAAATGTTTGATAGACTAGATGATGCTAGAAGTTATAGAAGCCAAAAAATTCACGATATTTACAACACTTGAGGTAATTTAAATGGCTAGCGGTTTTCAAGAATTTTTAGATAAGTACGGAGGTGATAAAAAAATCACCGGTTCGGAAATTAGAGACTTTGGTGATTCTGGTGGAAGTCAACAAAAGGCTGAAAATTATTTAGAGAAAATACAAAAGCAACAAGATAAAGAAAAGAAGGCAGCAGCAGGAGTACAAATTGGTGATAAGGCTTTTACCGCAGTAGGAAAAGAGAAAAACTTTGGAGGATCAACTGGAGGAGGTATTAGTGTAGATCCAGCAGATAATGCATCAGCAGGTGGCACTAGTGGTTATAGCGGCACTGATATTGATTTAGGTGCTTATGAAGAAATGGCTCGTATTGATACGGCTAATCAAGATTTTTTAAATCAAGGTTTATATGGCAGTAACCAGTTAATTGCTAATATTAATGCAGAAGCTAATCTAGCAGTTGCTCAGGCGTACTCAGGCGCGCAGATGTATGCTGCAGATACAAATTTACAAATTGCTGATCTTACTTCAGGAAGAGAGCAAGAATGGCGGATGTATGGATTTGATCAAGATCGTTTAAAAGCCGAAAATGTAGCAAGCATTCAAGGTGAATATAGTCTTGATTTACAAGCAATTGTAAACGCTGGAGCATCAGATGTAGCAAAAATCCAAGGTGAATTTGGTTTAGAAAGTGATAAATTACGTGGTGAATATAGCCTGGAAGGAGAACGTATCAGGGGAGATGCCGCCCGTGATGTTGCTCAGCGACAAAAAGAAGGGCAAATTTTTGGTTCTATGATGTCTGGTTTCTGGGCTTAGTTGCATTGATCTGTATTATAATTTTTATAGTCACTTAAATTAGACATGACATCAAGTGCTGGTGGTTCTTACGATGAAGATGCAGCGGTAGATCTGGAAACTTTCCAGCAGCTGCTCGATAAATTAGAAGGTTCTAAAAAGCGTCAAAAGCGTCAAGAGTCTGTTGAAGGCCGTCGTGATATCTATTCACAGGGTCTTGCTTCCATGATGTCCAATTTCTGATCTAAATTTTTTAGGCTATTCCAATGGCAGTCGAAGATACTTATTCAGAAGACGATTGGTTTGATCTTGATAAGTATCGTCAAGCCGCTGGAGTAGCCTATGAATTTAGTAAAAAGAAAATGGAAGATGCTGGCGAGCAAGAGCGATCAACAATAGGTAAAGGTGCCGCAGAAAAACGGGCGACCAATGAACAAACGCAACGCTTCGCAGAGAAAGACGAAGCAAGAGATTACAATCAAGCACAAAAAGCTTACCGATTCTGATATTGACATCCAGGTCTTTCAGCATTGGGTTGATAATTTAGATAGCGCAACAAAAGAATCTTTCTGTAGCTTTGCAGAAGAAACTTTTTCTGCTATCCAGGTTTATTTGTATGCAAAGTTTTTAGGATATAACAGCAGTATTGTTGCTGTTGATCTCTGGTTGAAAGAGCATTTTTCAAAACCAGATCATCTTAAAGTTTTGCTCAATGAAATTGAAGAGATGCAAGAAGATATTAGAAAGTTGAGAATGGATATTGAAAACTATGCAGTTAAAAGAGATGTAGGTGTAGCTCGTATTGCTGCGATGCAAAAGGAACTCCGTGGCACTATTTCACAAGTCGATTCATTTATTTCTTCACGTGATCGTAAAGGATTATTGATGGCAGGAGCTGATCGTGCATTACGTGAATTAGCTTCTATTTTCAAAGATGATCCCATTGAGGGACCATTACAAGAAGCTTCAATGAGTGTGTGGGCTAGAATGCAGTTTGAGGATTAATATCATGGAAGAAAACGCTGCGCCATTTACGAAACAATCTGTTGAGAGTATGCTTAACAAGATTGCTTCTAATCGTAAGTACAGCCCTACTCTTCCATCTGAACCGCCCAAACAAGCAAATGAAGAAGCTTTTCAGGATCTTATGAACAATTCTCCTGAAAATACAGAAGGTCCTGGTCCACAACCGTTTCAAAATTTGTTAAACGAACAACCACCTACAGAAGAACAAGAAGAAGACAATGTCTAAAAAGAAAATGCCTCCTGAGTTACTGGAGCACTTTAAAAAGAAGAATGAATCTAAGGAAGGAAAGGAAGCAGAAAAGTCTGCTGAAAAGGGTTTGAAATCAGCTAAGGCTGCTAAAAAGTTTAAAGACAAAAAAGAAGAAGCTAAAAAGTAAGCTACTATTTAGGTAGTAGTTATTAAAATAGTGCCCTCTCATCGTCATCTTGCTTATCGACGGAACGCTCAGGCTGCAGCCAAAAAGCATAAGGTACGCAAGACTGACAAAGAAGAGTTATTTGAAAAGGCAAGAGATGACTTCGGTTACTTTTGTGAATACGTCGCTGATAAACCACCGGCTAAACATCATCAAGAATGGCATCGTCAATTAGTAACAAATAACGATAGTTCTTGTTTAATAAAAATTGCAGGTCCTAATATTGATTTATTGGGACCACGGGGATCTGCAAAATCGACTGTACTAGGTCTATTTACTGCTTGGGCCATTGGTATCCATACTCAAGCTAAAAAGCCCTTACAGATCCTTTACCTTAGTTATACGGTTGATATTGCACGTTCTAAGTCAGCAACAATTAAACGAATCATTGAATCAAAAAAATATCAAGAAGTTTTCCCTACGGTTAAGTTACTTAAAAATGTCACCAGTAATGAATACTGGTCTATCGACCATAAGTTTGCTGGCATTGATACAACAGGCGAAGAACAATTTACTTTATGCGCCGCTGGACTAAAAGGTTCAGTTACTTCAAAGCGTTCTCAACTTGTGATAATTGATGACCCCATAAAATCTGCTTCAGATATTGGCAACCCAGACATTCGCAAAATGATGCAGGATAACTGGAACGCCGTGATTGCTCCGACGATGTTTGAGGGAGGTCGTGCAATTTGTCTTGGTACACGCTTCCGTCATGATGACATTCATTCGACCACGTTCTGTCAGCAAAATAATTGGATGCAACTTGTTCTTTCTGCAATTTTGAATAACGATGTAACCGGCGAGGAAGAATCATATTGGCCTGAGATGTGGTCCCTAGACTACCTGAAAGAGAAAAAAAGACAAGCACCCGTTGCCTTTTCTTTTCAGTACATGAATCAAATCGTTAGACAGAATGAACTTTCCTTAGCACCTGAGTTGCTGGTTAAAGCAGAAATTGCAACAGAGTTTGATACGTTAGGCATTGGGGTTGATCTTTCTGCTGGAACGAAAGAAAAAAATGATTACACAGTCATGATATTGGGTGGTCGGATTGGAGACAAAATTCATATTATTGATTACAGAAGGTTACGTGTTATGGGTAATCTAGAAAAATTAGATGCCTTAAAAGAACTTTTAAATGATTGGTCTGTTATTGGTAAACAAGAAGACGGTCTTTATTTTCCTACTTATTCAACATGTGATATTTGGTCAGAAGCAGTACAATATCAAGCTTCCTTAGAGGCTGACTTTAAGCGAATCTGTTTAAATGGTGAAGGATTATATCT